CTGGGAAAGTACCGGGTGTCGTTTCCTCCACGTATTGCGGCCAACTCAAAATATTTTTCCCTGTTAAAGGATTAACAGTCACTTCACTTTCGCCTCTTCAAAACCTTTTTATTTTCCTTTTTCTCTCTATAGTTTCTGCAAACGCTGTTTGTGCATTTACCGTCTTTATCAAGCGGAGCGCTGCATAACTCGCAGGTTTTCTCTTCCATTTTTTATTTATCACCTTTTAGAATGTTTAAGCCTTGAAGCTTGCCTTTTAAATCATTTTTAAATAAGGCTAAGCTTCAAGTTTACTCCATCAACTAACAACTTTAATAACAAAGTAAACAGCTGTAATTATGCCTTCAACTCCAAGAAGCGCAGGTTTAACTTTTAAATCATCAACATCCTTCCAATCATCGCCTAAAAAAACATAGTTTATATCCTCCGCTTCATTCGGATGGTTTACAATTATTTTTTTAGCTTCTTCCCTCATTTCGAATTTTGTTTTTTGATTTTCTGCACCTTTCACATATATTCCGATTTTCATGTTATGCTTTACTTGATAAAGGTTTGAAGCAATTAATTTATGGTCGACATCAGCATCCGTAATGCTGATTTGAGGAGTAGCTAATTCGCTATTGTAAGGCGTTACAGCCCAAACAATTTCTTCGCGTGAAGGTTTACTTAAACTCCAATACTTCTTTATTAAATTTAAAACCATTAGCCTTGGATCCTTCATTCAATCATCCTTGTTAAAACAATTTTTTTATAAATAGCTACATTGTTTAAGAAATATGGTTGAACCGCGTAAACTTCATATTCAACGCTATCCAAATTGATTTTGTCAAGCGCGTTAACATTTAAACTACCTGAAATAAAGGCGACGCGTCTCTCAATTGAGACTATACCTTTATCTGTTGCTTGTTGATCTAATCTTCCGCTTAAAGGTAAAATTTTAACTGTAGAGCTTATAAACCAAATGTAAGGTGAACCGTAGCTTTCAGGCGGTGAACCTTCATTTGCTTGGGCAGCTGCATCAACATAACTGTTTGATGGAACTGAGCCTAGGTAACTTGGAGAAGGAAAAGTTGGATCGTTGCTTCTGTAAACTTTATAGCTGGATGCTATGCTTACGCTTGGCCAGCTTAAGCTTACTTTTCCGCCATCAGCTGCAATAATCACCTTGCTCATTTTATTTGTTGCTTTTTCTTCGCCATCAACAATTGGGCAAACGCGATAGAAATATGTGCCAGCTGGAATATCGCCTCCATTGCTTGCTTGCGCGCTGGGGGCTCCATCAAATTCATTACGCGAATAAAGAGTTGCTGTGCTACCATATCTTTCTAGGATTTGCTCAAACCTTGATTGCTGTGTACTCATTTAATAAATCGCCTTATATAGAAATGAGAATACCTATGAGGCAAAAATCAAAGTTTTGAGCTTTACAATCTTCATAAAGCGGGCATGCATTGCAAATTGGTATAAAGTTTCTAATTGGTTTTGGCGGAACCTTAATCAAGGCTATACTTCCCTCCAATATGGCGCTGCCGCTAAAAGCTTATGGCATTCCCTGCAAACAGTTCGCAAATTAGATTCATCATTTGTTCCACCAAAGCTAATAGGAATAATATGGTCAATAATAAGCTGATCGGCTGGAAGCTTTCTATGGCAAATTTGGCATGTATAATTATCTCTTTCCAAAATTTTTTGTCTTAAGCTGCCTAAAGGCTTACGGTTTGTTTTTGTTGGTAAAGTTGGAGGCTTAGGGGTTCTCGGCTTTTTGGCTTTAGCTACTCTTCCCATCTTTCTTTAAGCTCTTCAGTTTTATATTCTGTTGCTTTTTCGCTTGGAATAATATAGCGTGAAATAAGCTTATCGTATTCGCCTTGCCAAATCGGTATAGGCCAATGCGATTCACGATAGCTACCTATAGCTATTGCATGTGGATCACGTAATTTAATCATTATAGCTGTTTTAAGCATGCTTAATTTACGAAAAACCTCAGCATCCTCGCCTTGAGGCTCGCTAATGCCTGTTTTTTGAATTATCTCAGCATCGCTTAAAGCAATTAAAGCATTAATTTGCTCATCAGTTAAATTAGTGTTAACAATCATTTTAACATCGCTTACTGAACAAAACAAATTAACTCCTCCCCAAAAATAAAAAATGGAGGTTTAGAAGAAAGCGAAGAAGTTTAACTGGTTTAAGTTGCGACACCAGTTATTTTTCTTATAGCATCTGCAACAACCAATTTCGGCATAAGCCATTGCCTAATAATGAAAGCATCGTAACCAGCTATTTCATTTCTATAATGGGCTGCTTCGCTTGGGCCTTCACCCAAAACGCATGCAGGTGCTTTGCTAGACCCTATAATAGCTAAGGTAGGCGTTAAAGCAGCATCGACAACAACGCTTATCATTGGGTATCCAGGCAGCGTAAATTCTCCGCCTGAAACTGTTACTTTAGCTAAGCCTGAATGAACCAAATCTCTAACCCAAGTATTCGTTATAAATTTGCTCCAAGCGTAAGGTGAAATAGTCATGAAATCAGGTTCATAACCTTTTTCTCGTATTTGAGTTATAGCATTTAAAATATCTGTGAATGGATTGTTTGTGCTTACTCCGCCTGAAATGGCGCCCCAATTAGAACCTGTTATAGCTGTTGCTGTTTCTAACTCAGCTGCTATTTGCTTGTTTTCCATTCTAGCCAGTTCCTTAGCTGCATCTTCAACTTGAAGCCTGAAAATGTCATGCGCAGCTTTCTTTCTCGCTTCATCGCTTACAACAACGTGAACAACGTTTTTCCATAAATCAAAGTTTACAGCTGTATAGGATTGAGGGCTTACAGGGGCTTCAGTAAGCTCAGGGACCTTCTCTTGACCAGTTAAAGTGGTGGCGATATCTATTCTAGCGGTTAAAGCATCCATACGAACTACTCTAACAACTTTCCTTAGGTTGTATTGCGGTCTAGCTACGCCTAAAACTTCATCAAGCACAACTTGCGCTTTAATAGTGCTTATATCGCTTACATCTATGATTTGAGCTTCAAATAATTCACCAGCATAGTATTTACCTGCTGTTGGTGAATACCAAACTTTACCTTTAACCTCCTCCATTTTTACCGCCTCCTATTGAAGAATTATAGTTATAACATCGCCGTTTGCGCTGGCTGCTTCTAAAGCTGCTCCCACCAAGCCGTCTGGACAATAGCTGCCTGCTTCAACCAAGTTTGGTTGAGCCGCATTAGAGGTTACCGGTGTATCGCCTGTAGGTACTGAAACGCTAAGCGCAGCAGCAGCTTTAACTTTACCATTATTATCCGGCGCTACATAAGCGAATTGTCCTATGGAACCGCTTGCAACAACTTTAACAACTCCTTTAATCAAAACTTTTCCCTTCATGTCTTCGCCATTAGCTATATCTGTAATAGCGACACCAAAGGGTCCATCATCTCCAGCTGCGCATTTTCTACCGTCGGTTAAGCTTACAACATCGCCTTTGCTTATAGCTGCGGTGGCGGTTTTGCTTGTTGGCAAGAGGAAAAAGCCATATTCATACATTACATCTCCAGCTGCCATTTTTCATTTCACCCCTTTCTATAGCCAAAAAGGTTTTCTCTAACTGATTCAATTACGTCGGTTTCTTTGCTGTTCGCTTCAAACTTTGCTTTTGGCTTAGCAATTGAAGCTTGCTTAACCATATTGGCGTAATCAGCTTTAAGAAACTCCAATGTTTCAATTGGTAACTCAGTTAATTTCTCATTTTTCGGTAGGCCTAGCTGCTCTCTTAACTCGGTGACTTCAGCAACTAAAGCCTTATGCTTTTCTTCAAATATTTGTTTTAAGGCAGTGGTAAGCTTCTCGTTTTCCTCTTTAAGCCTTTTAATTTCAGCCTCAAGCTTTTCAACAATTTCATTTTTATTCTCCATTTTTTTATTCACCTCCCCGTGAAGAGCAGGCGGTTCCTCACCAAATTGCCTATAATGGTTTGTTAAATGCCTGTAAACTGCTTCTTGATCCGCCTCAGGAATATCAACTCCGCCTCTAGCCCCTAAAAGAGCTTGCATAGCTGCTACAACGCCTCGCCAAACAACTTTAAGCTCTCCATCAACAACATCATGATGCGGAAGCTTATAGCCGCTGAAATCATCTTTCGCATTGGGATCAACCCAAGCGAAACCCTTAGCATATTTATTCCAATCTATTTTTTCTTTTTCAGGGCCGCCAGCCCATCCTCTAATTCGCTCTCTAGCCGCATCACCATCCCAAGGTCTATCCTTAGGGGCTTTAGGCGAATCGTGAGGTGGTATCGCGCCTGCCTCAAGAAGATTAAGCTTAGTCTCCAAGGTTTTTCCCTCCATTTCGGCTTTAGGTTTTTCACCTTCATGGCCTTTATTCCCTAATTCATTGCAGGGCAGCTCAGTCACAATACTGTGACCTTGATTAAGCGAAGCAGTTAAAACTTGAGAGAAATCGCAGTAATCAGCGGTTAAAGGTATAGCGGGCATTTGACTGAAAGCTGGTTGCTCAACGAACGCTACATGATCAAAAACAAAGTTTTTAACTATTTCGCCTTCAGCTGTTTTTTCAACATCAAAAGCGATTATTCTTGGGCTTGTGTAACGCCATTCGCCTTTCTTAATTTTTTCCCAGGCTTCTTCATCCTCTATTTTGGCAATAGCGTAAATAGCGCTGTTAGCTTCAAAATCTATTATTCGACCAACAACTCTACTGCTATCATGTCCAAAACCAACGATAGGCAGGCTTATTAAGCTTTGCAAGGCTTTAACTTTGGCTTCAGGCGTAATCATCCATTTATTCTTATTCATGGTTGTGTCAATAACGAATATTTTAGCTAAATGATCCCCTGAGGGTTGAATTGAAGCGATATAATTGAATTTAATCATTGTTTCTCACCTGTTAAATTTAATAGTTCAAACGCTTTCTCTTTCGGTAGGAAGCCTTGTCCTCTATCATACGCTTGAGCAACTGAACGCAGCAACTCAATAAAATCGCTTGTTTGAATTGGATTCCACATGTGGCGGACTTTTACTCCATTTTTTTCTTTGAAAAACTTTTCAGCAAGCCTATTGTACCATTGCGCTTCAAGCTCGCGTTTAATCCATCTTTGAGCTTCTTGAATAGGGCCTTTAATGAATGCTTCAAGCTCAGCATAGGCTGTTGCTCTGTTAACTTCTTCTTCTCTTCCAAGCAGAAACCTTGGAACTTGAAAATTGGCTATTATAGCTTGATCAAGGTATTCAAGCGTAGCGATTAAATTTTCAAGGTTTGGTTTTAAATCAACAATTTGAATATCCCAACGTGCGGTTGTAGCTATATGCTTGCCAGGTTTAATTTGGCTTATATGCTGGCGAATTATTTGCTCTATTTGCTCTTTAGTCCAGTCTGTTCCGCTTGTATCAAGTCTATGTATGCCGATTCCAGCCCATAAAACTATAGCTGCCTCCCTTAAAGCCTCAGTTAAAATCATTCTTCTTGCTTCAAACACGTTATATATTGGTTCTATAGCGCTTAAACCCTCCAAATCTCCGCTTAAACAATTGTATGGAAAATAAAGAATTTGCTCAGGCGTATAAGCTAATTCTTCGCTTTTATAATCGAAACCTTGCAATCGCCAATCCTCGCTTATATTAGGCGTTATTTGTGTCGGATCAAGTGGAATAAGCATTTCAGGATCCTTATTTTTATCATAAACTATTTCGAAAGCTGCTTTACCGAAAATTTGCGCGTTTATAATAGCTATGCGAATAACATTATCAAGGTTTACGCGGGCATTAATCTGATCTGCATAAGCTTTTAATTCAGCTGATTTAGGCTCAGTTTCAGGCTCAACCTTAGTTTCAAAACCTGCAGCCATAACAAACTGCGCAATTAAATTTATGCACGCTCTAATCAACTCATCCTCTTCATAAACATTCAAAAACTTGTTTCCAAACCCCATTTTACTGTAAGGCTCATACTTTGAAATTGAAGCAGCCAGCGTAATTGTTTCAGTTGCTTTTTTAACAACTTTATCCAAAATAACTATTCCCGGGCGATTAGCTAAAGGCTCATAATTGCCTGAAGCTGAAAGCGTAAAAACCGTTGGCTCCACAATTTTTTTAGGCCTGCCTGCGCCCGGTCTTTTTCCTCCTTTAGCCATATCCTGCTTAACTCCACACCTTTTGATTTTTCTGGAAAAATCAAAAAAATCAAAATTTTATGCGTAGAAGGCTTTAAAAAATCAAAGAAAATCAAAAATCAGAAGCGTTTTAATATGGAGGGGATCCCCCTCCCCCTATAGAAACTAAGCCCTATAAGACTTAATATGGAATTGCAGTTAGCTGCTTACAGCAATTTAAGTTCTTAGCCTATATATGCTTGATTTTCGTCCAAACCTGCTAAGCTTCTCTTCTTTATCCTTAACAATAATTGTATTTAGAAAGCGATTAATAATAATGTTTACTGTGCTGAATTTAACTCCTGTGTTTTCAACAATATCTTGAATTGTTGCGCCTTTTTTTCCGCATGCACGAAGGAAGCTTAAAACTTTCTTTTCATTCCCCGTTAAATTTTTCTCTCTGCTTTTAAATTTTATAGGCTTATTCCAAGCTGGAATTTGCCTTAATAAATCTTTTAAATTAAACTCTTTCATTTCTTTCTTCCATTTCTTTTTCTTAAAGCTGGAACACGCGAAATTGATTTTATGCCTAAATGCTCAAAAATTCTTTCTTTAACATGAACGCCAAAATCATCAATTATAACTTTCGTATAGCCTATGTCTGGAATAAGCTTGAATGGGCTTTTTCTGCGCATATAATCTGTTTGACCTTGAAAAGCTGGGTTAATCATGGTTTTTATAGATGTTACAGATGGAGCAGTTAATTTAGGAAACTTTTTTAATCTAAACCCGCTTCGCTCTATAAGGCTGTAAATATGTAAATGTCCTCTAATAATTAAATCGCAAGCTCTATCTATTTTTCTAAGTTCAGCGGCACTAAGCATAAATTGCCATTCTCTAGCTTGAACAGTTTCGGGATAAATGAAGCTTGCGCTTGATCCATGCGCCACATTAATAACATAATCTTCCTCTTGAATATAACCCATCGTATCAAGCCAAAAGTATCGATCATTATTATTTAAATTCATGCAAATTTGATAATGAACATCATTATATTTTGCTTCATGGTAGTCTGTTCCAACCACAACAAAGTATTCTTTCCGCTTTAATGGAACCATTTGAAGCAGCTTAACAGCGCAAGCAGCTTGATCATCTAAATCAGTAGTCATTGTTGTTCTTCCATAGTTTGCTGGTTGAACCCCATCAATTATATCTCCAGCTAAAATAGCGTAGTCAGGTTTTTCATCCTTCAATTCTTCGCACATATTCAGCCAATATTGCCAAATCATTTTCTGCATTTGATTAAGCGGATAAGAAACACCTTGCTTATCTTCATATTCGGGATGCCAAACTGAAAAAATGCTGCCTACATGCAAATCGCTAAGCACTAAAATAGTAATTTTCAATTAAGCCACCCATTAAAATGAAACAGTAACAGGCTCAACTTTGCTTTGGGCTTTTTCAGTTTCTTTCAACCTTTCAGCTCCATAACTGGCTAAGGCTAAAGCCCAAAGCCTATCGTCATGGGTGCCTTCAGGGTGGCTAAACTGAATATGACCGTTTTTAGTTAATTCAAAACGCTCAGCGTTTAATTCAGCTATTAATTCAGCATCATATGGTATTGCTAAACGTTTATTCTCCATAAGCGTTTTTAAATTACCCATAACTTCAGCTTTTTTAGGCATGGTTAAAATAACGCCTTCAACAGGTGCATTAACAGTTTTTTGTAAATCTTCAACGAAATATTCAGCGCCTGTTTGATCAACAACAATTTTTTCAATTTTTTTAAGTTTTTCAGAAAGCACTTTTAAATAGCCTATAACGCTTGCATATTCTGTTCCGAGCTTGAAGCGTTTCATAAAAACCAATTTAAGCTTATCATTTTCTTTAGTCAGAATTGCAACAGCTGTATAATCGCGTTTTTTCCCTAAGTCCACACCTATGTAAAATTTGCCTATAAAACTCATGGAATATTCGCCACTAAACCCCGCTCATCCCAATATTCCAATTCTGGATCTATGCAGCTGCTTATAAGGCTTTGAGAAAGATAAACATCTTCATCCTCAGCGAATTCAGCTTCCATTTCTCGTTTCCAACGCCACGGATCGCTTGCGAATTGCTTTTTAAGCTTCTCGAAAATCATCTTTTTTAAGGGTCCATTTGGCTCTAGGGCTTCGCGCCAAGTCACATGATAACGACTGTAATCATCAAATTCCTTTTCAAAACAAATTCTATAAAACATATGATCGGTTGTCCAAGGCGTGCTGCTTAAAATCACATAACCATTCGTTGTGTTAATAGTGAATAATATGGCGTCATAAATTTCTTCATCATCCCAAATAAAATTAAACTCATCAACATAAACCACATGGCATGTTGGACCTCTAATCGTATCTGGATTACCAGGATAACATTCTATAGCGCTTCCATTCATAAATTCTAACCGTGTTTTCAAAACTTTTTTAACAAATCTTTTTGGAACTTTTTTTAATAATGGAGTTATTCGTTTTTGAAGCACAAGCTTGCTTTGCCTAAAGCTAGGTCCAACAACCATAATGAACCAATGCGGGTTTTTAAGCGCATACCAAAGTAGCTTAACGCTTACAGTTGCGCTTTTGCCGCTTTGCCTAGCCCATCTAAGCGCAATAAAATGGTTATCATCCAGAAGAAACTTTTTTTGGTATTCGGTTGGCTTAAAGCTTATGTAATCGCAAAAACTTGAAACATTATTTAAGCATTTTAGAAATTTATATTCTTCATCAGCTAGAGGCTTCAGTTTCCGCTCTAAGGCTTCTACACGTGCCTTTATAGAGCTCATGGTGCTGCCTCAATTTTAACAAGCTCTTCCTCAGCTTTCTTTAGTCTTTCTTCAAGCTCAGCTAATTCATAATTTTTAAGAAGACCATCAAGCACCTGCAATAAATAACCTAAGAGCCTTAAATACCTTATTTTAGGCGGTTCCTCGCCTTTTTCAGCTGTGCTCTTCGCCTTTTTAACATTCAGCCAAACAAGTTCTATAGCTTTTTCAAGCAGCTCAATTTTATGCTCGCGTATTTTTCCAGAATCAATTTTTAAGCTTTCTTTTAAAGGCCCAAAAGTAAGCTGCTTAAACTCCATTATTAAATTTCTTAATCCGCCTGCTCCAAGCTTCAGCTGCTTCATTATATACTTTTTATCGCTTCGCTCACGTTGATAACAAGTTGGGCATATATAAAGCATAACGAATTGATCAGCAATTTTAGTGTGAATTTTTTTCACTTGTTCAATTGGAAAAATTGAACCGCAAAAATCGCATTGAATATTGATATCAATTAATCTTTTCTTGCTCATGCAACTGCAACCTTTTTAATTCGCTCCACAATCTTAATATGAACGGGTTTAATGCTGGTTTTGGCTATTTTAAGCGATTTCTTTTCTGTTTCGCTTGCCCGCTCAATCGTTATTATGCAGCTTAACGGAATATGATCTGTTCGCTGCGGTGTATTTCCATCTTCGCGCCATTCAGTTGCCAGTATTAAATGTGGTTCAAGCGTTTCAGGCTCTATGCCTAAATGCCAAAAACGTCCTTCAGTAATGGTTGGGGTGGAGAAAATTTTAGGCAAATAATATGGTTGATTAATTGCGTAGCTGGCGTCAAGCCAATGAACGCGAATCCATTCGCCTTTCTTCAGCTGCTTAACAATCTTAACAACATTCTTCATTCGCTCAATAATCGCGTTAATGTTTACCTCATCCATAATGAACCGCCTTTGCTTAATAGTTTTTAATTATTAAATGCGTTAGCTTTGCTCGTTTTTCATTGCAAGCTTTCGCTGCGTTAGCTGCAACAGAAACTCGAGAGATTTTATAGCCTTTATAAAGCCTGCGAATTAACGCATGATCATTATATGTTAAAAGCCATTTACCTTTTGCATAGCTTAATAAATTTGCAAGGTTGCAATGCTCCTCATAGCTTAAATCATAAAAATTGTTTTCAGTATCCACATATGGCGGGTCAACATAAAAAAATGTTTCAGGGCTATCCCATCTTGGAATTACACGTGTAAAATCATCGCATTCAATATAAACATTTTTTAATCTTTCATGAATTGCTTTTAAAATGTTTTCTTTAAGCGTAAAGCTGCGCGGTTTACCTTTCCCTATCTGCCATCCTCCATTAAAATCGCCCGCATAGCTTGTGCGCAAAACATAAAGGAATCTGGCCGCCCGTTCAACCGGATCTTTTACACAATCGTTTTTAAGATTTTTCCTCCATTCATCATGAAGCCTTCTGCTATAAACTAGAAATTTAAATTTTTCAAGAAGCCTTTCAGGTGAATCTCTAGCAGCTAAGAACAAATTCACTAAATCGCCGCATTTATCATTATATACTTCAACTTCGCTTGGAGGCTTATTAAGCAATAGCGATGCGGCTCCACCGAAGGGCTCGCAGTAAATTCTATGCTGAGGAATAAGCTTTAGTAAATGCTTTAAAAGAAATTGCTTTCCACCTAAATAGCCGAAAAAGCATAGCCGTTCCATCTATATCACTTATAGCCTTTATTAAAGCGATTAAATCGATGAAGCTTAGCTTTGTAGCCAGGCACCAATCGCTTTCTCTATGGCTTCAGCTTAAAAGCTTCATATCGTTTTAAGCTATTTTTCATGCTTTTCAGCGTATTCCTTAAAGGCTTTCTTAATCATTTTGATTTTATCTTTAATCTTCTTTCTCCCCTTAGGAGCCTTCAGCTGCTGTTTATGCCATTTAGCATGCTTCTCAATTGCGCTCAACTTTTAATCTCCCTATAATTTTTCTCATCGTACTCAGCTTCTTTCACATAGTAAACAT